GAAGCTGGTACTCTACATTATAGGGCAGAGGGCCAGTCTTTACTCGCTTGAAGATAATATCCCAACCAGTAACTGGGTCAGTAGGATCGCCGAGGTCTTCAGCGGCACTGATGATTGATTCCCAGAGCTTCTTCTTGAGATTCACAACTTTGATTTCACCGTTGTCAATACACTGTGTAGCGTAGCTCCAGCCACACTTGAGGTCGGGATAGTACTCACGAACCCAATCTTTTTCTTGATTTGTAAAGGCTTCTGCATCTCGATCAAAAGACAGACACTCCAGAGGAATGTTCTTGTCGTTCTCACCTTTCACCCAGTACACATAGCGAGCGAGAATATCGCCACAAATACGCATGCGGTTGTCACCGTCTTTGTACTGAAAAGTACTGATGGAAGTTTTCTGTGCAGAACCTTTTTGTTTGTTAAATGATATAGCCATATCTAGTTTTTCTCCATTGGGACTTCTTCGTGAAGGAAATGGATATCATCACCTTCTAACCAAAGTAGTCTATTATTGTTTATAAAGATTTCAGGATCTAGTTGCAAGTGCAGTAGATCCAAGGTTATTTTACCGGATGCTTGATACTCGCCATATGAGCGTAAAGCTGCAAAAGCGATGTATATGCAAACATCTCGGTAAGAATATTTATATAGTTGGTATAGTAGAACGTCAGGGTGAACTAAGAAGCTCTGCCCAGAAAAATCTATGTTTGAGTACTTGTACACAGGGTCATACTTATTTAAAGGTAGATCCTTGTCAACTAACATTTTGAACACTCGGATGATTTCGGGTGGATTCGCTTTGCAAGTTTTAAATACTTTATTCCAATTATATAAGAGCATATTATACCTTAAAATGTTACTAATGTCAAGAACTATTTTTTTATAGTTGGTTTATTTTATATCCCTCTTTGATATAGTACCCCATCCTATTGGAAGCTTGCCGACGTGCAGTATTCCCCTTTAAGTGTATATCTATTACTACAGGAGGTTTTTTACCCTCTTTCTTGCGTATGATACGCCCTATTAGCTGAGTGAGCAGAGGCTCATTATTAACAGGAGTTGCTAGTATCAAACAGCTCAGGTTATCTACAGAAATACCTTCTGAGAATATAGCTTGAGTTCCATACAGTACGTCCTTCCGTCCACTACGCATCTCATCTATCAGGGTCTCTCTATCTTCGTGCGCTACATCTCCCGTGACACAGATTGCTCTGTCTCCTGTCAGTTCTGCACATGCTTTTAGAAAATGCACACGGTCAGATACTACCAGAACCTTATGCCCCTTTGCAGCGTAGGCTGCCGCTATGAGAGATACACTATGTCTATACTCCTCCTGGTTGCATAGCTGAGTTACTTTGTTAGCCCAAGGAGTTCTCTGTCCATCCATGAACCGTATCTCCGAAGGGTATATAGTTATAGAGGGAACCATATAGTTTTCCTTAGGTGGCTTAAACACTTTACTGCCAAAGTAATCTCGGAATACAACATGCTTACCATCCTTTCTCTCAATAGTTCCTGACAATCCTATCTTATACCTAGCATAGTTGGTGTCTATCACTTTGGAAAACGTCGGAGAGGAGACATGATGCATCTCATCTAATATGATGGTGCCGAACTGTTTGTTTATCTTCAGAATGTTTCTGTATAAACTCTGAGTATTCCCAATTACAATTGGAGCATCAATTTCAAACTTACCACTACCTATGATACCAGGAGTAATTCCATATACTTTTTCTACTTCCTTTGCCCACTGGTTTCTTAAAGGTACTGTGTGGACTATGATAAGTGTTTTCTGTCCCAGCTTACCAGCAATAGCAAGACCTGTAAAAGTCTTTCCCCAACTGACCCAAGCGTTAATTATAGAATTGTCTTCGATCTCGTCGTAAACCTCTTGTTGGCTTGGTCGTAGTGGCAGCTTAAACTCTGGAAAGTCCACTGGTATATTGATACGCTTATCAACTACTTCGTAGTCAGACGGTATCAAATCCGTTCTTCCTATTGGTATACTAACCAGCGTATCACGTACCCTTGCCATATTCTTTATGACAAAGGGAGGGTCTTTCGGATTGAACGAAGGAATAGTATAGGTAAGTTCTTTGCTTAAAAACTCCTTGTATTCCTGCGTTACCTCAAGGTAAATGCGATTGCTGATTAGTGCTTTTATAGTCCTATATCCTTCTTAGCGATTAAGTATTCTTTTACAAAGTCACTTCTGACAATGTCCCCTACTTCAAAATTAACCATATCAAAAGCTCCCATCGTTTCTAGTATCTTTAGAAAGTCTTTTAGCCCGTTGTTCTTTAGATCAGACTGCTCAAAGTCTCCACAGAATATAACTCTACAATACTGTCCCACTCGGGTGATAATTGAGTCTAGTTCATGAAAAGTCATGTTCTGGCACTCATCTATCAGTATAACAGAGTCTTTCAAAGTTATACCCCGTATGTATGATGTAGTCATAAAGTGTACTAGACCTTTAGTCTTGAGTATTTGATATGCGTCTCCACGATTAAATAACTCATTTGCAACTTCTTTATACGGTTCTTCATAAACTGAGGCTTTCTCCTTTTCGTTACCAGGTAGGAACCCTATGTCCCTTGTTGGTACTGCACTTCGGATTAAGACTAAGTTAGAATACTGTCCTTTAATCATATCATCAAATGCTAAATAACAGGAGATAAAGGTTTTACCCGTACCTGCTACTCCGTGCAACACTAGATTCTTTTCAGACTCGAATGCAATTAATTGATTCTTTGTTAAAGGCTCTATCTCTTCTAGCTGAAGACCTGAGCCGTTTAAAGTTTTACGCTTGTTACCCATATAATTCCTATACCTTTCTTCGAGTGTCCTTTAGTTTCCCTTCGGCGTACTCGTACAACATCCAAGGTGCATTTCCTTGATGTAGTATTCCCGCCCAGGACCTCCCCTCATAAGGAGGCCGTGGGATAGTAAAGGGAATAGTAACTTTATGCACCCACAGTAAAGAAGCTACCTCTTTATGTTCAACCCTACGAATTTTGTAGTATTTTAAGTTACAGAACTGGGTTTTCTCATATATGAAAGGTATGCCTCTTGAATCTATAAAAGTTTTGTTAGTTTGTTTTATAACCCCTACATGGTTAATAAGAGCTCGACTAAGACGCATTATATCCCTGAAAGGAGTTTGCAGTCTTCGTAAGCCTAGAGTCTCTCCTGGCTGGTTAGTATCATCTACTAATAGATCATCTACAAAAAGCAGCCCATCAGAATAAGTCCAATTGCTTGACGGGATTTGGTATACCGGGAAGGTTACGTGTTGTATCTCCCTGTATGTAATGATCAATTAAAACTCCATTATTGTAAATTTTTATATCTGTAGAACCGCTATTGTTTAGTGCTTGAGCCATTCCGTATACGCTGCTATTTAAACTATATGAGTAAGACAGGTCTTCTCCTGCCTTACTTGTCCACTTGATACTATAAGTCATTGAACCCCCTAATTGGTCATTAGTACTGCGGTTTCCGTTAAAAGATATATAAAAGATAGCCCCATAAGGCACTTCACGAGCTGTGCAAGCCAGCCATGAAGATTCATCCTAGTGCTTACCTCTGTAGTCTTTGATTGCAGCTTTAATTGCGTCTTCCGCAAGTACACTACAATGTATCTTTACAGGAGGAAGGGCTAACTCTTCTACTATCTCTACATTTTTTATACTATTAGCAGACTCTAAAGTTCGCCCTTTTACCCACTCTGTTAGAAGAGAAGAAGATGCAATAGCACTACCACACCCATAGGTTTTGAACACAGCATCTGTAATGATACCGTCCTCTACTTCTATCTGTAATCTCATAACGTCACCACAGGCTGGTGCTCCCACCATACCTGTGCCAACCTTATCAGTAATCTCCATCTTACCCACATTACGTGGGTTTTGATAATGGTCGAGTACTTGTTTACTATAGCTCATCGTGACTACCGCTTTTCTTATGTTTATTCCAAGCAAGAAAGCCACAGATACGAAGTGCATAATAGGCTAAGTAGTTTAATAATCTAAAGCCATTCACTTCTATACATATATCTCTAAACAGCTGATCCATATACTTCTGCTCTTGAGCATCTTCTACATGAAAAGGACTATTGCGCTTCTTTAACCTAGAATACTTATATCCATAGTCATGTACAAGACCGCCCATCAATAGAACTCCTACAGGGGACAGCCAGATTGCAAGAAACTTAGGGACAGAAGCTCCATCAAAAACAAAGCCTTTAGGTACTATAAACTCATCATCATTAAGCGTATAGTTAAAGTCTTCTGCTAGTTCCCACTTTCTTGTTCCAGTTAACCACATCCAAATAGCACCCCAAAAGCCTTTCTCGCCTGTTTTAATAGGCAAGGGTCGCATACTGGGCATATCCTCGTATGTGAAGTTAACTCTGTTTTCTCTTGGTCTTTTGTCAAATACATTGATTAAGAAGCCTGTTAGTACCAGTATGATTAGTATACTCCATTGCCAGAACGTGCTAGCTAATGCCCAAAGTTCCTCCATATTGTTTCTCGAATTTACCCATAGAGTAGTCATCTCCAACATCGAAGTCACAACCTACAGGTGCTCCAGGAATTGATATTCCTCTGTCCATTTGTATATATTGCTCTAATTGCTCACAATATCCATCTACCTCTGAGATTGGTACTTCCGCCAATATCGAGTCGTGCACTAAAGCAAAGATTCTTGCCTTAGACTTAGTGGCTTTTAGGTATGCTTGCATATCTATAGCCCCAAGAAGGTTAATGTCACTAGCAGTAGACTGCACCAGAAAGTTAAGACCAGAACGAATGCTATGACTTTTGATGCCCGCGTCTGACGACTTGACATTTGGTAGTCTCCTTTTTCGGCCAAAGAAACTATATACAAAGCCATTCTGCTCTATAAATTTATGATTATTCTGTATCCAGTTCTTTAGTTGAAAGAAAGACTGAAAGTAATCATCAATAACTTCTTTTGCTTCTTGCTGACTAAAATAAGAGCCAGAGTCTTTTGTGACTTGCTCACTGATCTTCTTAGGGCCAGCGCCGTACATAATACCAAAGGTAACAGCTTTAGCAGCCTGTCGTTCCTTTGAAAATAAACTTGCAACGTCTTCTACTTCACAGTTTAGTTTGAATACTGTCTTTGCAATTGAACTATGAAAGTTACCGCCTGAGCGAAATACTTCTATAAGAGCCTTGTCCTCTGCCAGAACTGCAGCTACATATACTTCTGCAGTTGTTAAGTCCATTGCTACTATCTTATGGCCTTCCGCAGCTCTGATACAACCTTTTACAATAGGGTTATCCCTAGGTAGTTGTTGCATATTAAGTTTACCACTAGAGCTAAGACGGCCACTAGTAGTACTGTGGAGATTGAAGCCTGTGCGTAACCGACTATCTCTATCCAGCTGCGGTATGATTTTGTCCAAGTAAGTATTCTTAATTTTGGATCGTTGACGTATGTTAAGGATAAGTCCAGGAACTTCAGATTGGGATGCAAGTTCGCCGAGTACTTCTGCATCCGTTGAGTTAGCTCCTGTTCCTGTTTTCTTACCAGTAGGACGTAGACCGAGAAAATCAAAAAGGAGGCTACGAAGCTGGACAGTGCTGTTAGGATTAAAATCTTTTCCATTTATCTTCTCGAATTTGTTAATTGCAGGGTCACTGTATAGTGTACTAATAGCTTCATCAATCTGCGTTTGCATAAGGTCTTGAGATACCTGAAGCCTATTCCTATCGAAAGGCACACCATTATCTTGTACACTTATAAGAAACCTAGTACCTGGAATAAGTAAGTTGTCATATACTTTTTTGAGCTTTGGGTTCTGCTTAATTTTTACGAACTTCTCAAAGAGAATGAACGTACATAAAGCATCCATAGCCGCATATGTTTTCATCACATCAAAAGGAATAGACGCCCACTGGAAGTCAGCCTTTAGTATGCCATGCTCTTTTCTATAGTTATCCATCCACTCATACATTGGCTTCTCGTAATCGCCATAGACTGTATACTTGATAGACAGAGGCTTAAGGCCATGCCCTCCAGGATTCTCGTCTATGAGGTAATGGAGCAACATTGTGTCTTCTATAGATGGAAAGTTAAAGTTAAAATGGTACTCAAAGAACGCTACGTCGAACTTTGCGTTATGGAATATTACTGTCTTTTTCGTAAATAGTTCTTGCAGTAACGCTTCAGTAGTCTCATCAAAGCACTCGGTATTAATATAAGCACCTTGGACACCATCAAAACATAATGATATACCGAGTATATGGCCGTCCCTAGGATATAACCCAGTCGTCTCCGAATCGAGCGCCACATAAGTAGTTTCATGGTCAATAGCCGCTTGTATAAAGCTATTACACTGGGTAGTATCTTCGATTCCGATAGCAACTGTTTCATCTACTATTACCTCCTCAACTAAGCCTTTAATATGGTTAATGATACTTTCTTTAGAAGTTTCCCACGTCTTACGAGCCTCAGGTTTGAATGTGAGCATCGCAGGGTTAATTACAGGTAAAAATTTCTTTTCTACTTTCTTGCCGGAATATTCCGTCACTGAATTGATTTTGGTAAAGTACTTGAGCGCATCACTACCTACTAGTATAACCCAGTCGTAGTGGTCTGTGTTTATATCAATATCACAGTCTCGTTTTAGTACTTTCTTGATAGTTGGATCAGAGCATAGCTGATATTGATCAAAGTCGAACTCGTCATCGAATTCTCGTCTGTAATCAGTTCTACCCTTTTTAGTTTCTACTAAGGCAACTCTAGCCATATAACTTCTTCCTTAATTTATCTACTGAAGTTTGAGTAAGTGCACCAGGATCAGTATCCTTGAAATGGATATTCCTAGCTACGAGACCAGCTTTCTCACACTCACTCTTTAGTTTCTCTGCCGCTGTCTGACCTGCGTCATCCCCGTCAAAGAATATTTCTACATACTCTGCGCCTTGTACACGCAGCATTGAGAGCTTACTCTCATTATAATTGTTCGTTCCAAAACAACATACAGCATTAGTCAAACCTTTATCATGCAAGTTTATCATATCGTAGATACCTTCTACAAGTATAACAGAGCTTTGTATAAACTCTACTATAGGAAAGAAAGGTAGTCTAGCCCCAGGGGGAGTAAACTTGTACTTAGGTATGCCATTACCGGTATGCCTACCTTGAAACGCAACTATATTACCTGATATATCCCGTATGGGAAATACTATTCTACCTACATAATCTACCGCAGCGTGCTGGAAGGCTTCAAACTTCCTATAAGTTTCTGGACGTATACCTCTCCAGTTTCCTACATACGGCAAAGTATTTTGGGGAAAGGACAAACCAACACTTTCGGAGCGCTTTTGTGTAAGCTTCTTCTTAAAAAGGTCTCTCTGTTGTTGTAGCTGATTTGCCCTTTCCCCAAAATGATTAAATAAGTTACCCTTAAATCCACACGAAAAGCACTGAAAGATACCAGTAATCTGATCAATCCGCATACTAGGATTTCTATCTTCATGTTCAGGGCTTAGACACTTTACTAGAAAGTCTGCACCCTTCTGCATAAAGTATACATCATGTTCTTTCAGTATTCTTTCTATATCCATTAGGCTCTTTCATGTGGTTTATAATCTGATTCATCTTCTTGACCATCGAAGTTAAGATCAAGCATCTCTCTTACTCTCCTTCTGTAGTCAGCTCCCTGTAGCTTCTCTAACCACTCAAGAATCTCTTCTGTATCTTCTTCCATTGTATTAGTCCCAGAACTCGGTGTTCTCCTCTACCATTTTAGGTAGACAGTAAGCAGTTACTCTACGTTGGGTATACAAATAAGGATATTTATCATCCTTGAAGCTACCTGTCTGTACTTTATATGCAAAGTAGTTGCATCTATTTATATCGTTGAAGTACATATCCTCGGTTACAACAGGGGTTCCTTCTATTATTACGACTAGCAGAAACCCTAGTATCATCTATCTACCTATGTCTTCTACACTCTCTGCACTGATTACTTGATATGCGCCTTTATTATACGCGGGTGCGATGGTGTAGCCTGCCGATACTTCCTGCTTGTAGGTTTCGTCCTTTGCTGGACGATACGGAGTCATGGGAGCAGACGGATAATTAGGAGTTTCTCTAATAGTCGGCTCGTCTCTGTCTAACTGAAAGAATTGAACTTTTGCTTTCTTACTACGGATAATACGCTTTTTTCTACGACCACTATAGGTATGATTCATACTTCCCTCAATTATTGGCATGACAGCTCCGTTGAATTTGAAAGTATATTATACTCGATTTTGAGGTGACTGTCAAGATATATTTTAGAGATCGTCTATGTCTTCTCCAGTTTTTTGGTCGTTATCCTCTTTCTCTGTCGGAGTCAAAGCTGACTCAGGGCCAATCTTCAGAGTCTCCCAGTCCATTGTAGAAGTAAAAGAACGCATAGCGGCTGCTCTCATCTTTACGCAAGTAAACGTCATACAACCATCTTCTTGGCTCCAAGGTTCCATAGAGTACGCTGCATCAGCAGCATCAAGAATACCTTTTGCGAATCGAGCTTCACCGCTAGCGTCTGTCTGATAGGGCGAGAATATTGGGGTTTCAAATTCCTGCGCCATACTCTTCAAAGCCTTGCTAACTTCTATTTGTTCTGTCCAGTCATACTGCCCTCCACGAGAAGGCATACTAGACCGCTTAACTTGATTGATATAGTCGACGATTACTACGCCAACGTCCATCTTACTTTTAACTTTCTTATCAAGTTCGGCTCTTATCTTAGAGACAGTAAGAGAGGGGTCATAAACCACGTCCAACTGTTGAGTGGGGTGTAACTCGCAAGTAGACTTTAGTTTATCGTGGAACTGCTCAAAGTTTCGGTGTTCTTGATACTCTGCCAGTCGCTCTTGACTGTCTTGATATCGGCCGGCCCACCAACTAGCAACCTTCTCCCATTCCGTTACGTTAAGATTCTTAGCGCGCAGGCGTGAGAAAGGTATTTCAGTTGCAATAGAACAACACCTCTGAAGGATTGCTCGACTGTCCATCTCAATAGTGAAATAGATTGCAGACTTACCAGATTCATAGACATTATTAGCAATGTTTGAACAAGTAATAGATTTCCCTGCCCCTCGGCGACCGCCTACAAGAATCAAGTCTCGGGGGGAGAACGAGATTTCGTAGTCATTATCGGTATTTAAGCCGAGAGGTAGGTACTTTCCTAACTCCTCATCAGGTTCGAACAAGGGAATACGTTGCATACTCTCTTGCGGTTCTTGAAGCTCTACTTTTTCTTCGATATCAAGAACGATCTGATGTAGGTGTGCTACTGACTCCTCTGCATCCTCAAAGGATATAGAGTGGTCAACATAGTCCTCAAGGGAATTCAGTATCTCTTTCTGAGTGTACTCATTCTTTAGGTACTGAAGAAGCATGTACGCATCAGCATCTACTTCCACTGCGTCAACAGCGAAGAGTAGTTCCTTAGTCGCACCGTCTCTTAGTTCAAACTTGAGGTCTTCAAACGTAGGGAGTTCATGGAATTTTTCACAGTGCTTGTCTATCTCAGAAAACAATCTGTGATAGGCTGAAGGCAAGTAGTGCTTACGCACGGATGACCAAGACTCGAAGTCTCGCGCATCCAAAACTTGCTTTATAAAAGCACTAGCTATATTCAATGAATCCCCCGAATGAAAAAAATGTAGTCAGAACAACCCCTTGCCCTGACTACACAGACTTAACTACTTACTAGGAAGCAGCTTTCTCTTTCTTTGCAGCTCCATCATAATCTGACGCTGTCAGACCACGACGAGTCAACATAGTTTTGACGCCTCTGGCAGTCTTACCGATTTGCTCTGCAATCGACTCAACTGTCATGTCAGATACATCACCGAGGTCGGCCAAAGGATCATCCTTAGCTGAACCTTTAGTGAATTCCTGACGGGGAATGGCCTCAATTTCGCCAGAACGAAGAAGGCTGAGCGCCTTGCCTCGAACACTGTTCACAGTACGGTCTAAAGTTTCTGCGATTGCTTCCACAAACGCGCCATCATTGACCATAGATACGAAGGTCTTCTCTTCCGCTGGGGAATAAGTCCTTACAGTCTCCACTTTGGGAGCTGGCTTAACGTGGTCAGTAAGTTCCATAGACAGAATCTTACCTTGGATAGACTTAGGACTAAACGCCCCGTCTTCAAAGTGAGATGCGATCTCTGCGTATGTGTACTCACCGCTGTTGTCTTCGACAAAAGACGAGAGAGTAGCTTCTTGAGACTCGCTGAAAGCGCGTGTGGCTTTCGCAGAGGCAAGCTCTACTTCGAATCCCATTTTACGCAGTTTACTAGAAACTGACCGTGTTGTTGTTTCAAGCTGTTCTGCGGCTTCTGCTACAGAGGCTTGAGAGACAGGTGTCTCATCGCCGACAAAATTAGTAAGCGTGTCGGTACGCTCATCAGTCCACTTAGGCAGTGTTGCCATTGGTTGCTTCTCCTAAAAAGTTTAATAGATTGGTTACTATTGTTACGCCAGAGTCTCTGGCTTTCTTTGTTTTTGCACTCTCTATGCCACTCTCATTAACTAGAATGGTTACATCCTTGGTTACGCTGCTTTTGACATCATAACCGTGTAAGCAGAGAGCGGCTGTTGCAGCGTTCTTAGTAGGAAAACTTTTCAGTTTACCACTAATACATACTGTACCGTGTGCCTCCTGTTGTGGAGCTTTCTGCTCAAACTCAAAAGAAAACGGTAGCTTTCCTACATCACCGAAGAGCCACTCGTCTTCTAACCAATCCATCAAACTTTCAGTTGTCTTAGCGCCCAGACCTGCTTCTTGACATTTGTCTGGTGTAATCTCAGCGATACTGAGTACAGTTGCAGACAATTTCTGTGTTGCAGTCTTTCCTACTAAGGGTATACTGAAAGCGGGTAGTAATTGGTTTAGTGTTGCTTTCTTACTATTATCAATCTCAATGAGTAGCTTCTCTGTAAGAGGCTTAGAAGATAGGGCAAGCATAGTAAGATCATAGTCAAGCGAGTAAATTTCATGTATTGATGAAAGATGCAGCTTTTCTATAGTCTTAGGGCCTAACCCTTTGATCTTCAAGGTCTTAGCAAAATGCTCTATCTGTTTACTAATCTGAGCAGGACAGTATGGCTCATTACAGAATAGTAAATCATTTCTCCACACAAGGACAGTACCGCATGAACCACAAGTAGTGGGGGCTAGTATCGCTTGCATTGGGACTCCTCTTGAATTGAAAGTATATTATATAGAATTTTGACGTTATTGTCAAGAACTATTTTTAGTTAAGTCGTCGTACTATACGAGGGATAATTTCACCACTGCGTATGACCTCGACTTCGCAGCCAAGTTCTAGCCCTAGCTCGTTGATATATTCCATATTATGCAACGTAGCTCTGGAAACTTTTGCTTCACCTATCATGACAGGCTCTAGGAGAGCTACTGGAGTAACTACTCCAGACTTACCAGTCTGCCACACAACATCCAATAGAGTAGTAGCTACTCCGGCTTTCTGCTCTTTGAAAGCGATTGAACCCCGTGGGTGATGTGCAGTAAAGCCGCACTCATTCCATACTTTTAGGCTATCTATTCTGAAGACTACACCGTCTGTGGGGTAGTCAGTACAATCAAAGTAAAGGTCAGTATGAAACCCCAACACTTCTGAGCAGTGCTGCATAACTTCTGACCAGTACCTAAATCCAGTGCTAGGCCGCATATCATGGGCTACAAACGATAGATTAGGTACTCGTTGCTTGAACTCTTCTTCAGACTTCAGATTCAATGCACCTGCTGCATAGTTTCTGGCATTAGGTATACTGCTGGGAGCTATTACTTCTCCGTCAATCTGCATCAAGGTTTGACGACTGATTTCATTGGCAACTAAGTGTTTGATGTTATTAGTTATATCAACACCTTTAACACCGTCACCACGGCTAGTAGCTCGAACGAGTACTCCATTGTTATAAAAAAGAGAAACGGCTGCACCGTCAAGCTTGGCAGTGTCGATAACATAGTTATCTCCGATCCAGGCTGTGACTTCATCCATAGAAAAAGATTTCTGTAGGGAGTACAACGGATAGAGATGCCTAACACTCTCTCTAGGAGTGTAGCCTACGGTCTGATTGTCATCAAGAAGATCCCACTCATAGTCATCGAGAGGGCTAGTGCCTTCTTCGTAATAGAGTTTTGCTATCTTGTTGCGGTAGTCTTCACCGATGTCGCTCATTTGTTCTTTCTCTCATTTATTAAAGTATATTATACTAGAGAATCCTCATAGAGTCAAGATTTATTTGCGGCTTACTCTCTTATTCTTTTATGTTTCCAATCGTTGCTAAGACATGGGCTAAATTCAGCGCAGCTTGCGTGAAGCGAAGAGCGTCTGCCGACTCAATGTCCTCGACGACCATGTTTGATAGCAATGTGATTGCTGTTTCTATTTCTCTTTTCATCAGGTTCTACCTCTAATGTGCTGGCTTTAAAATGGGAGCCAACTTACCCATTATTTTGTAGTTGCGGCTTCCTCTGGATAAATCTCTCTAATGAGATCACCGAAGTTTTCTTCAATGATTTGGCGAGACTCGGCTAACGATATTATTTCTGTTAAAGCGCGGAATAGCTCTTTAGAATTGTTGAAGTCAAGAGGGAAAGCTATTCCTTTTGGGGTAGGCTTCCATTCCTCTGTAAAGTCCATGTAGTACTTACGAACGTGTAGATATTCTACCCCCCGAAAAGTATTAACAGTGACTCTAACTTGCTCCTGTTTCACCTCATCATAATGAATTACATGCTCATATACCTCAACAGGCTCTGTTAAGTCAATCATATGTCATTCTTTAAGATGGATGATAAAGGTACTACGCTTGTGATATTAAAAGGTTTCAACAGACGATATGAGTCTGTATCCCAACAGAACAGTAGTAACGTACTGCTGGATTCTTTCGCTCTATTTTTCTTGCTCTGAATATAAGGCGTACTAAAGTCCAACGTGCAAACATTGTACTTTAGTTTTTTTGAGTTCTCACTACGATAAGTAATGATAGCGTCGCCATACTCCGTCACAAGAGAGGCTAGTTCTTCCTTTTTCACTAAGACTCCTTAGGTTTAGGTGGGTAAAATCTTTTACATTCCTACACTCTAAAGGGTGGTAGTGCCCCCGAAGGGGCGGGTGATACTAGTCTGTGATTAGTGTGGTGAAGTATTGTGCAGCTTTGCCAGTCAACTTGGATACGATATCCATGTCTACTTCTTTCTCTGCGGCTCTAATAGCTTCTACAAGTGCGTCCTGAGCGTCTTGCTTAGATACTCTTGTACTAGGAGCTTTAGCGTTGCCACCAGAGGCTGCTGCGGCTGGGGCTTTCTTGATATAGACACCAGCTTTGCTAAGAATCATGCGAACCCCGTTAGGGCTTTCATTTAACTCATCAGCTATATCTTTTACAATCTCCATTGAATTCTCGGAGGTTGGGTTCTCTGCTTCGTACATTTCTACTGCTTGTGCTTTCTTGTCGTCATCCCACGCCATTCTGCGGTTCCTTGTTTTAGTTTTCATTCCTGGGCATGTGCCCAGCTTGTCTAGTTGCTGTTGGTAAAATCGGTCGCCCATCGGTTTCCTTAAATTTGAAATGATATTATATCGCGAAATAACATTTCTGTCAAGAATTATTTTTCTATAGTAGCCAATTAAACATTCGTGACTGGTGCATATCAAACAAAATTTCTGTGATATGTAGGCCTACTTCGAGGTACAGCAACATCAATATTGTTTTTATTACTCTGAACTCTTCCATTCTATTATGCTATCCTTTACGATGTCTTCATACATCTTTGTCTTAGTGGATACTACTACCAGTTTATCACTGTAGTTATTACTAGGTGCGTCATAACCTCCTATCAAAGTATAGTGTCCTTCGTGCTCTCTATCCGAGGTTACACTTTTATACTTTATATAGCAGGTCCCGCTTCTAAGGGCTGCCATTAATTCATTCATATCTTACTTAAGTTAACTCCATGCTCCTCTAAGTGAGAGAGCCTACCCAGCTCACAGGCTAGGACATACGCATAGAAGCCGCCTACAGTTTCCTCGGATTTCTCTAGGATATATACTCTGTAGCCCTTGCTTTCATACTTGTTCTTTACTTCTACTTCCTCATCTACTATCGCGGGAGCGTGGTAGGCTGCTGACCATACTTTTTCTCCAGCAAAGAACTCTGTAGAAACACAACTATCGGGGATGATAGAGGGCACTGTACGTTCTTCTACGCTCACAGGTCGTTGTGGTACTCCTACTCTATCGAGTATGGCACGAACAAAACCAGACGACCGATACAACCCCGCTGCTATTTGAGAGATAGAGTCTCCCTGTAAATAGTTTGTTATAGCTTCAGTTATCTCATATGTCTGAGCTTTCTTACCTTTGTTTGTAGCCTTTCGTTCTGCTACATACTGCTTACGTTCTTGGTACTCTGCTATAATCTTGTTCAATCTCGTGGTGTTGTACGAGATGTTTAGGATTTCACATGCTTCCTTTTTCGTGATGGGTTTCTCTGTTTTTGATAACAAGTCTACCACGTTTTCTATATTGGTGGCTGTCAGGTTCTCGTAGTCCTTCTTCTTCACTCTCGGCAATTAACTCATCCTCCAATTTAAACATTAAACAACATATAGCGTGTGCTAGGTGAGACAGTCCTGTCTCTTCATCTTCAGCTTCCCCATCTATGTGAGCGAATATGTGACGCAACGCTGCACTACTATATCGGTTCTGTAGATCATCTACTTTCCTCCAGTTATGGGGGTCGTACTTCTCTGCTCCAAATGTAAGTACTTTTCCTACTTCATTTATGGACTTAGGCGGAAGCAGATATAGTTTAGGTTTACCACTATCGTACTTCTTACCGTGTGATTCTTTGCTCATACTCTGCCTCCTCTTCAGACCACCAAGGTGGCTTATCCCTATACTTCCATGAAGCAAAGGTCGCTTTATCTTTATGGTAAAACTTACGGTACGCTTCTACTGTGTCTTCTCCTTTAAGCTCGTCGGGCATGGCTTGCGCAAAATCAGTGAGTCCACTTCGTGGTAAGCTAAATGGTGATGGTAGTTTAAGTATAACTTCATGCACCGATTTATGTGATTTTCCGTATCTATATCCGTATTCGTCGTTGAGGGCGAGAGCATAGCCGAATAACCACTCGTAGTTATCCAGAGAAGCTCTAGCCCAAATGGTACAAGGGTGATTGTACATAGTAGGAAGATAAGGAAAGTCTCGGACAGGATTTTTCTTGGCTTCTTTAATGACTGCCCACTCTTCTTTTGTAAGTTTTTGTGGGACGTACCCAAGGTATTTCTCTATCCAATGATTTGTACAAAGCATCTGTGCCGCTTCTAGTGGCATTTTTACAATGTGCTTATCGACATGGTACTCTGCACATCTGTCTAAGTTTTTGTCTAGTATAAAAATATTCATGAGCGTATTATACTTCTTTTCCGTATTTATGTCAAGAATTATTTAGTCTTGGAACGCTTTTATTACACTTGGAAAGTGTGTTCCTATTATGTCCCAGCACAGTTCTGCTATCTCCTGGTGCTCCTTCTGTGTGCCGTTTGCCATACGCAACTGGCAGTAGTGTATCCAACTACGCAGAGTTCCGGCCATATACAGTGTAGTGCCTGTTAGCCCTTCGGGAAGAGCTGCTCGTGCTTGCTCCTTTGCAATGCCACGTCCCAAAGCCCACTCGTATACTTCTCTCGACTTTCGTAGAACTTCCTGCTGCTTCAAGTACCAAAGGTCGGCCAGCTTCTTAGACTCTATGTTAGAGATGTCAATTTCTACACTGTTCTGCCGGTTCTTAGGGTCTTGCAGTCTTGTCTCCCTTGTCTCAAATGTGTCAGACACTGCATACCGTTGGCTGAATTCCTGATAGGAAAAGCTACGGTGACGTACTATCTGATGGGAGATGTCTCTGGTTGTCTGGATCTCCATAGTAATAGATACCATTTCGAAGGGACTCCAGTGGTCATTCTTGATTAGGTACTTGAGCAACCCCGCTGCGGTTTTGGGGTTGTTCTGGTTCCCTGGGTTACTTACTCTAGCACAGTAGGCTACAAACTCGTCTGCTCCATGTGTTCCTGTACTTGCTGATGGTGTACTTAAAGAAACTAATTGTACTTTCACTTAGGCTACATTCTCCATTCTAATCATTAATCTTTCAGCGCGATTCGTCACTTGCTTATGCCAACGCGAATCTCGCCCCTCTACTGCTGCTTGTTTCCAGTCTTGTTCATACAATGCCCGACTGAAGTTCTTGAACTTCGACAGGCGTGGCCTGCCCATGTTGAACATCATATTAATCAGTATCTCTCGCACTTCCTGTGGTGCGCTATCGAACCAAGGGTATAGAATAACACACTCATCAGACGCTGTCTGTAAGTCCTGCTCTAAACATGCGTCTACTCTTTCCTTAGATACACTAGCCCCTACTTCCATATGGAACTCTGGGTCTGTCCTTAGTATAAGGTGTCCGACCCCGAAAGTGGGGTAGCCTAGATGATCCTTGTAGACTTCATACACTACACCTTCATCTAAAGTGATTTGAGCTTTTAAGTTTTCTGTTATCATATTGAAAAAGTTTTCCCACAACCACAACGTGCTTTCTCTAACGGGTTAATGAACTCAAAACCTTCATTAAGTCCCTGCTTTTGATAGTCTAGTGTGATTCCTTCCAGTAAGGCTTTAGCCTTCGGATCCATTAGTACTGAAAAATCCTCGTACTTATTTACAGTGTCTTCCTCATTAACGGTATCTGCAAACTCTAGCTTATACGCGTAGCCGTTGCATCCGGTAGTTTCTACACCTATACGAATACCTACACCCTTGCCACGTTTGGACAAATGATGTTTGATCTTCTGTTTTGCTGTGTCTGTTACCATTAATATACCTTTACTAAATCCCAGTTCATAGGCTCTTCTGACCGTATCTGTACGGGTTGCTTATCCATGTTGGTAAACTTTATAAACTTAGGAGTAATCTTACTTATCTTTGTAGCTTTGTAAAACTTCTCTACTCTCTTATAGCTAGCATTTCCGTTTCCATCTACTACTTTTCCTTCTACAAACCAGATAGTTAAGTGATACTCCTCGTATATTAACGTCTTCCACCACTTCAGTATTCTACTTTCTTTTGGTACTACTATTTCTTCTTCGTGTATAGGTACTCCTCCGCCCATTACTCACCTCCAAGAAACTTAGGCATTTTAAACCTGCTTGGCTTCTCTAGCGCTTCCTTAAACTCTTCTTGGTTAGGGGCAGTGTTCTGATCAGCCTGTAGCTCATCGTTCTTCTCAAGCCACTCCTCT